CAAAGTTCCAACCTGCGTTTTCATTTGCCATTCTAACGTAGGGTTGAATTTCTTTGTATATCCAACGATCACTCATCCAAACAATATTTGAATCTCTTTTCTTTTGTAAATCTTTTATTTCTTCTTTAGTAAGGGGTTGTTTGTTTAAATCTCTATCTCTACCATAACCACCTGTAATGGCCATCATCTCTCTATTCTTTTCTGCTTTACCATATTTCACAATCATGTCACAAATTCTTGGTGGTATTACAGATTCAAAGTACCAGTAGTAGTTAGATATGTTCATTTAAATGCGGGCCCTTTCATAAATATTGTTATTGTTTTTCTTGTTCCTTTTATTACAGGATCTACCTTATGTAAAATAAAAGAATTAAATATTATCATAGATCCTGGATTATTGAGTTCAGGAACTAAAACAGGATTATTGGAGGCCAATAAATTAAAATTTCCTCCTGAAAAACTATCATCAGATATATTTATTAAAGCAGTTAGTTTAATATCTGAAGATTTAAATCCAGCTGCATCAATGTGCCATTCATATTGTTCGCCCTGTTTATATATATTGTAATTTAATAATTCTTCACCATCAATTTTAAATAAATCATAACCATAATTGTCTTGATTATTTTTTATAATTTTCGAAATAACTTTGTTCAAATATTTACTCAAATGTTTCATTTTAATATTATAAACATTAGATGTTTTTTTTGAACCTTCAGCTTTTAAAGATGGTTGTTCTTTTTCTTTTTTATATTTTTTTAATAAAGAGTTAATATTTTTTATTTCTTGTGATGAAAATAAATTATTCCAAAAAAAATAATTAGATGTATTCATAGTTAATCGTTAAAATTATATTTAAACCGTTGGAAGTATTGGGAGAAAAAGAGTATTTATTAGTGGCTGGAAACATTATAAATTCATTATTTTTTATAGGTATGTGCCAAGTTCTATTTTTTCTTCTATTGTCATCATATTCAATAATACATTCTGAAGAACCTTCTTTGACATCAACACCATAGATTAAGGTATAGTCGGGTGAGTTACGTAAATCAACAGGATCAACTTGATGTCTAGTCCAAGATTTTTCTTTTGGGTGCATGACATTACCATGCATATTTTTTAAAACTAAAGTTCTACCGTATTCAGCTCTCCAATGATCTCTTATATAATCTTGCGTCCATTGCAATGGTTGTGAAAAAGGCACAACATAGTCGTCAAAAGCATAAGCCTTTGAATTATTATTAATCCTTTTTTGTTTTATGAAAGATTCTATAATATCGTTTCTTATTTGATCTCGATTTATCTCAAAGCCTTTTGGCATCGCTACTTTACCAAAATATAGATCAACTTCAGTTAATACTTTCTTTTGCATACCTGTCTAGTATGTAATAAATTCCAATAATGATGTCAAGTGAATTACTCTGCTGTATTTACTAGGTCCCAAGATGTTGTAGACTCATTCCACTCATGCGTCCATCCGTGAGTTAAAGCATCATTCTGTGCCTGTTGTTCATCAGTAAGACTAGGTTTAACAACTGGAGGTTCCCAAGATGCAGTTGAAGTATTTAAATTCCAACTAGCATAAGGTTTCTTACCAATGAAAATATCATTATCTTCATCATAAGTCATACCTATTCCTGCGTAATTACCTCTTAAAGGTGTTCCGCCATTTTTGTGTTGTCCGCCTTGTGTATTGTAAGATGTTTTTTTCCAAAGAGGCCAGCTATGGATTCTTTCCAAAAACTGTCTTCCTACTTCTTCATCTTCAACACCATCAGCATTTTGACAATCTTTATCAGCTACAACATGAACTGCTATAACTTTATTGTTTGCTCCTAGTTTTGCGTAATGTGCCATAATGTTCTCCTTATATTATATTTTTTAACTTATGTAAATTCATTAATTTTGAAACTTGTATTTTATTATTACCACTCCTGACCCAGCAGCTCCACCACCAGCACCACCACCGCCAGTATTTACAGTTCCTGCACCAGTTCCACTTCCGCCACCACCTCCTGGACCTCCTGCTGCATCAGTTGTATTTCCTCTACCACCACCGCCACCAGCTCTTAATGTTGAATCTATCGGTGAAGCATTTGATCCTGCACCTCCTGCTCCTCCTACTCCTGAACTAGGTGCGGCAGTTCCAACTGCTCCAGCACCTCCTCCACCACCCCCAGCATTATTTACTGGAGCTGGTTGACCTAAACCTCCATTGTTACCTTGTGGTGGACTGACTGGAGGAGTGTTACCAGTTCCTACTGGACCCTGTTGAGCACAACCTGTACCTCCACCTCCACCTGAACCTCCATCACCACCACCATGTCCGCAAACAGTTCCAGGTGTAGAAAAACCTCCAATTCCACCTCTGCCTCCACCTGTTGATGTGATTGTTGAAAAAACTGAATTTGAACCACAATTAGGATTAACTGTTGTTGGTGTCATACTTGTTGGTGTTCCATCACCAACAGCTCCACCCCCACCTACTGTAATAGGATAACCTTGTGCTGTTACTGAAAAACAACTTGCAAATCTGTATCCACCACCTCCGCCACCACCTGATCTACCTGGTCCTCCACCGCCACCACCACCTGCTACGACTAAATATTCTACTGTGTTTGAACCTGAAGGTAATCCACCTGCACTAACACAAAAAGTTGCATCTGAATTAAATGTATGTATTTTAAAATCACCACAAGTAGTAACTGTTCCTCCAGTTGCGGTCACATAAGCTGGTTGTCCTGAAACATTTAAAGTTCCATCATTAACTTGCTTCCATCCTCTAGTTCCATCAACATAAACCATAGTAACAGACGCACCTTCTGTTAATAAAATTGCATTTTGACAAGTACCATTAATTTTAGATGAATTTCTACACAAAGTTAAATTATTAGTCTGCCAAGTTGAAGCATAATCAGCTATAGCAACTATATCACCAGCACTAGGACTTGCAGGTAAAGTTACAGTAACCGCACCGCTAGTCGTATTAACGAAATAGCCATTACCACTTACAGAAGTAAAAGGTGAAGTCTTGGCAGTCGTACACCAGTCAACTGTCCCTGTTCTACCAAATCCAGTTTGTGTAGCACCACAAGCTAAAGTTACTGTTGTGCCTGACTCACCTAATGTAAGTGTGCTACCTGTTCTTTTTGTTACTGTGTTTACTTTAATTGTACTCATAATTTATTTTATTGAAATTTGTATCTTAATAATACCACTCCAGCTCCACCATTTCCAGTAGTAGCAGTTACACTACCTGCTCCACCACCTCCTCCTGTAGTTGCTATTCCAGATATTCCATTTGTAAGCCCAGAACCTGCTGGATATTCTCCTCCTGCAGCTCCACCAGCTATTGGAAGTCTATTAGGGTCAGTTTGGTCATTAGTTAATCCTGCTCCTCCTCCACCACCAGCAAAATATCTTAAAGCTGCACATGGTCCAGTAGCACCATAACTAGGTGCTGTAGGTGCAGAACTTGGGATAATAGCAGTTCCAAGTCCAGGACCTCCTACTCCTCCAGTGTTACCACTTCCATTAACACCAACACCTAATATTCCACCGCCACCACCACCAGCGAAATTTTGAGCAGTTTTATAATTTGATGTTCCACCTGTATTTCCTTGAGGGGGACTTACCGGTGGAGTATTTCCAGTTCCACCTGGTCTAGTTGATACTCCTGGACTAGGGCCAGTTCCACCTCCACCACCAGATGCTCCATCTATTCCGGGATTAGCATTACCACCGCCTCCGCCACCACCGCCAGCTGATGTTACAGTTGAAAATATTGTATTACTTCCTGATGCTCCACTATTATTTGAAGCACCTCCTGCTCCACCTGCACCTATTGTAATTGGGAAAGTTGCAACTGAAGCTGTAACAGCTCCAACGCATCCTACTATTGGTGAAGGTCCAGCAGTGTAAGGACCACTTGGACTTGTTCCATCTGATGCTCTAAAACCACCGGCACCACCTCCGCCTCCTCCAAAAACTGAAGGTGAACTTGGTCCTCTTCCACCACCTCCTCCTCCACCTACTACTGCATATTCAATTTTATTTGATCCACACGCTTGACCAGCTTTAGTGACTTGAAAACATCCTGACGATGTAAAAGCATGAATTTTATAATTTCCACAAGTTATAATGGTACCACCAGTTGCTACAACAAAGGCTTCTCCAATAACATCTGCTGTAGAATCTTGAATATCTATCCAACCTCTAGTAGCATCTACATAAATTAAACTTACTGATTGACCTTCTGTGGTTAATGTAGCGCAAGCTGTGTTACCTCCAATTTTTGATCCATTTCTGTTAAGAGTTACATTGTTTGTATCCCAAGTCTTATTATAATCTTTAAAAGCGACTACAGATCCAGCCGTCGGTGAAGCAGGTAATGTAACTGTTATTGCTCCGCCAGACGTATTTACAAAATATCCTACTTTATCTGCTGCCGTAAAAGGAGAAGTTTTTGCAGTTGTACACCACAATACTGATGAAGATGGAGTACCAAAACCTGTTTGAGAAGCTCCACACGCTAACGCAACAGTTGCTCCACTTGAACCAACTGTAATTGTTGATCCACATTTTTTAATGATGTTAGAATCGTCTGAAACTTTTTGTATGTTATCTGTTTTAATTATACTTGCCATAATTTACCTATTGAAACTTATATCTTATTATTACTACTCCTGACCCACCTGACCCACCTGCTCCAGCAGAAGTTCCTGTTGGAGTTGGGGCATAAGATCCACCACCTCCACCACCTGTATTAGCTGTTCCGCTTGATGATCCTGATGGAGTTGAACCTCCGCCACCTCCTGGACCTCCTGTTGAAGAACCAGTTGCAACGTTTCCTCCACCTCCACCTCCTGCTCTTAAAGTTGGAGTTCCATTTATAGAAGAAGCTAAACCTGCACCACCTGGACCTGCATCATTAGGTGGACCTGCATTACTTCCAACTGCACCTGCACCACCACCGCCTCCACCAAAATAACCTGCACCACCACCTGTTCCACCTTGACCACCATTATTGCCTTGAGGTGGTGAAACTGGTGGTTCATTTCCTTGACCAACTGTAGTTGGTGATGCAGTGGAACCACCACCTGACCCACCATTTCCAACAGTTGCACCTGAATCATGTCCAGGAAAAGCATCGTTAGGCGCACCTACACCTCCACCTGCTGATGTTATTGTACTAAATACTGAATTTGAACCTTTTGTTGTTGAATTTCTACTTGGGTAGGGTTGTCCTGCACCTCCAGCACCCACTGTTATAGGATATGTTTGAGCCAAAACAGGAACACCACTTGCTGCTGCTAAAGGACTAGCTGTATAACTATCTGGATTTCCATTATTTACAGCTTTTCCTTCTCTAAATCCACCAGCACCACCTCCACCTGGAGCCCAACCTCCTGCTGATCCTCCACCACCTATTACTAAATATGAAACTGAATTTGATCCTGAGGGAGTCCCTGCATCTGTTACCGCAAAACATCCGTCTGCTGTAAATGTGTGAATTTTAAAGTTTCCACAAGTAGTAACTGTACCACCTGTCGCTGCAACAAAAGATTGTCCTTGAATAGTATCATCTGTTTGAATATTTAACCATCCTTGTGTTCCATCAACATAAATTAAAGTAATAGAATCACCAGCAGTATCAACTGTAGCATCTAAACATAAACCACCTATTTTAGAACCACCTCTA